ACAGCATGTTAACATATTGATCATTACCGGACGATTCTGTAAATGGTCGTGCGCCGTAAGGCGGAGTAATCCGATATTTTCCGAGCAAAATCGGAACCGGGCCATATGGATTTATTTGATTGGTGGCGGCTCCGATGCCATATGTGGGGCTATCCTTGTAAGAATACTGGGTAGCCGATGCGATAGATGCGGTAACAGGGGGGGCTATGGCGTTTACAGCCAGCATGCCGACGGCACCAACAACGGCTGTTGCTGCCCCCTGGGCAAGACCTACGATACCCGCCCCATACCCAGCCTTCGCAAGACTTGCCGCCCACACCTGCCCAGTATACGCAGCAACAGCTACCACCGCTATTGTCAAAAGAGTTCTTAATGGATTCTTGCTACTTCCACCGCCACCAGCGGGCATGGCGTTAATGGTTAATCGATCCCCGGCAAATAAAACTTTATGATACCCGCTGCCCCGGATAATAGCCCCGTTTAGGCATACCCCGCAGTTAACCCAGGAAGGGAAACCATATGTAGCCAAAGCTTCTGCGATGGTTATCCCTTCAGCCACAACAGTTTCTGTCCGTTGCATTGAAAAAGGATTGGCACAAGCTGTGATTCTAACCGACATATTTAAAAAATCCCTCTATCCTGTTTTCCCACATTATGGAATCAACCCGCTCAATTACCGTCCCTGAGTTTTCAAGGGCGTGAATAAACCTGTTTTTGCCCAAATAAACCCCGATATGCATGGGGCGGCCCCGGAGACGAATATTCACAATGTCGAATTCTTCAGGGGCCTTGGTTTCTTCCCACATCACGGCCAACTGATCAGTTATCAGGGTTCCAATAATGTCTTTCTGTCCCGTGCTGACGTAATCTTCCAGGTACAAGGGCAGGCCAATATTCAGGGCTTCTTTGTACAGGACATAGGCCAAGCCCCAACAATCCCAACCCTCTTTGCTGCGACCCTTTTCTAAAAAAGGAACTCTGGAATATTCTTTTAAATTAATCAAAATATCCCCGGAAAATTTGAAGGTAACATACTGGTTCCTGGGAAAGGTTCTTTATAGAAGTGGTCCAGGGATAACTTGCCATTGATTGTCAAAGCATCTGCATCGATTGTGTCAAATTTAAAATTTTCGAATCCAGCCTCTATTGTATCCGGGGACGACGCCAAAACCACCTGCATTTTGATGGTGGGTGAATCAGTCATCTGCCGAATCTCCCGCATTATTCGAAGATCTGTGTTATCAATTGTTAAACTGGCAGATGGAACGCTGTTTTCAGAATCATCGGGGAGGACAATTTGCATCGGATAATAAACAAATTCGTCTCCAACACTGACTGTCCCTCGAACCGTCTCATCCTCAAAATCAAAGGTATCTGCGTTATCGGTGCTAACGCGAATAGGAGCCGTTAGGTTTACATGATCCATTGTAACCAACAAAACCGGTACTTCATCCGTATTTTGTGCATAAGCGGCTGCCCGAAAATTGGTGCTTACGGTTCTCATGGCAATTCCTCTAAGCCAAAATCAGCATAATATTTAAGAGTCCTCCCCATGCGCTTTATTTTGGGCGGACCTGTAAAAAGCCATGATTTGTTTAATCCCGTCCTGGGGTGTAACCAATCATAAGGGAGCGTCCCAGATCCAAGGGTTTCCTTATAAAAAGTTTCTAAAATATCAACTTGAGTACTTGTCATACCGCTAAAAGTTACTTGGCCCGGCTTTGAGCCTACCGATGTTCTCTTTCTTGTTTTGACAGGACCGACATCCATGCTGGTGCGGATGCTTGTATCTGCAAAAGACTCGTCAAAGAAGCTCGGTCTTTGCGGTAATGAAGCCGGCCAAGTTGCCATAGATTACCTCCCCACCGTTTGGGGGCGTAAACCCCTCTGGTTTAAAACTTGGGATAGTTTACCCCTATTGCCGGAAACCATGCTGCCCAGGGCTTCATCAATCATAATAATAATGTCCTTTCCTCCTGAAGCGGTTTGCGTTTCCGCAACCTCCACTTTTGAAGAGGTGTTATTCTGGACAACGACGTTAACAGAGACAGAAGAACCGCCCATGGCACTCATTTGGCCTTCGGTGAAAACCCCCTCGCCTTTTTTAAGGATTGCTGGATATTCGTCCGGCATTAACCCGTCATGAAACCGTGGGGCATTGTTAAAAACAGAAGGACTTACCCCGTATCTCATGGTCCCTTCTCCAGATCCGACAACCCCACCGCTATGGAAACCAACATACCCACTTGAACTGCCCCCACTAAACAACCCTGTAACCCCACTCCATAGACTATTCAACAGACCCCCGGATGAACTGGACGTACCAAACAGAGAGGTATACAGGGGCTGAACTATTTTCATTTGGATAATCATTTGGGTTATCATTTTTGAAAAAGATTTGAATGTATTTGAAAAACTAAAATCAGCTTCCCAAAAGAAATCATTAACCTCGGAAGACATGTTGCTGAACACCCCTGAGAAAACGTCTTGCATAGCCAAGGACGTTTCTTTAAATTCATCTTCCATCCGCTCGATGTCATTGAAATATTCGTCCAGCATAGTTTCAGTTTCTGTTTTGATTCTTTCCCGGTTGGCTATATCGGAGGCTGCCGTATTCTCTCTGATTTTTTCAAGGGTCAGATCAGAATCATCCCAGGTCATCCCCAGGTCTCTGTTTGAATACCGGTTCTTGAAATTCTCTTCCTGCTGATTTTGGAGCTTCTTAAGCGCAACTATCTTTTCCAGCTCAGGCGTGGTGGCCTTCAGAATCTTAAGCTGGTCGGCATACCACTGATCAACGGACAGATCGGCTAAGCGTTTTTCCTGGTCGGCGTACTGGCCGGTGGTGATGGAGAGTTTGTCATATTCCTGCTGGATGCCTTCAAGAGCTTTTTTTCTGTCTTCTGCATCTTTTTTTTGAGCTGATATTTCTTTTTCGGATAGGCCTACAACGGGGGCATGATAATTATCATCTTTGCCCTTCATGATTCCGGATTCAAAAAGGGAGTTCTCTTTTACGCTGGAATTTAAAGCCTCTATCTTTGTTCTGATGTCTTCGATCTGTTTTTTTAAAACACTGACTCTTTCATCGTCTATGCCAGGCAAAAAATTACCAGGCTCCTGGATTTCTCTTAATTTTTTTTCTAAAACCGACAAGGTAGAGGTTAATTTCACTACCGAATCTGGTTTCATTGAAGCTGTGATATTGTCAAGGATGTCCGCGAAAAATCCCTTTACACTACTGGCAACCGGCAAAAACTTTTCACCCAGCACCGCCGTGAAATCCTCCCACTCAGAGCTTAGCCGTTTTGTTGTATTTGCATATCCATCCGCAGTCCTGTCCATGTCGCCCATGGCAGCCGCCGAAGATTTAACGATCAAACTGTATGCCGCCTGAGCCTTATCTGCTATAGTCAAGGCATTCTTAGTATCAGCCAATCCAATATTTAGGGCTTCCTGTTCGATCAGGGTTTGGTTGAGGATAACCCCATATTTTTTCATGGATTCATATTCACCCACCAATGCGGATTGAATATTATCCATGACCTGAGCGGTAGGTAAATTATTGAATGAGCCAAGATCTGCTGCGAGCTTAACAATTTCATTTGAAAGGTTTGCCGCTGTCCTGGCCTGCATGCCCATGGGGACCAACAAATCTTGAATGGATGAAAGATATTGCTTCGCCTCACGGGTAGACATGGCATAACCATCAACAAGCTTTTTAGTCCACTCGTCTACGGCCTGGGTTTGTCCCTGGAAAACAATTGAATATTTTGAACTGACTTCCTCAAGGGCTGAGGCAGCTTTAATGGATTCTTCCACCAATCTTTTAAGGGCATACCCGGCAGCAATCCCCATGGCCGACAAGGCCACTGTAAGGGATTTAATGCTTTTGGTAGCGATATCAGAACCCATCCCTTTGTGGATACGAGATTCAAGCTGCCTGATATCTTTTTCACCAGAAACGGCCTCTCTACCCAAAAGATTAAGATCCTTTTTAAGCCGTTGAGACGCCTTCTCCGCCTCTGAGGTATCTATTTTTATCTTAAGTCCGGCCATATCATCCGTTCACAATAAAGGGGTACGCAATTCTTTCGACCAGGATCGCCTTTTCAAAATCTTCTATGCTGCCGTGGTAAACATCGCACATCGTTTTTATATCATCCCCGGTCAACATCTTTTTGACTGCTCCGTTCATGCCGATATCAAACCCCCTGAGACCATCGCAGGCCCCCCAAATTTTGACTGCAAGCTGGTTGCATGGCAAAATAAACCGCGGCTTATCGCAGCTCTCGCATGGAGGGGAATCGTTCTCAAGTTCATATGTTTTGCTGCATTCTTCACAATCATAGTCAGCCTGCGGGTCAAATTCCCATTTCGTCCACTTTATGAGGTTTTTTTTTCTTCTTCCTTGATTTCAACAATGCCGGATGCGATTTCGGCAGCCTTGTCCATAACCAGATTGATGAGATCCGGGTTTAAAAGGAAGGCCGTTTTTTTGTTCTCATCATTGCAATCAATGGGGTTGTCATCTTCATCCGTACACGGCCAGGCTTTAATGGTCTTCTGGACCTTCTCGATCTTCATGCTCAGGAAATCGGTATCCGGCATGAGTTGGCCCTTAATCATTTCATAACCGGTATATTTTTTAAGCAGGGCATTACTTTCTTCAGGGTCCATAGGCAAAACAGTAAACTGCCATTCCTTGCCCTGCCATTTGATTTTTACTTCATGCTCTTTTTGTTTGGTTCTGATCTTCATTTTGTCATCCTTTTTTTTGTCATCCTTTTTTTTTGTGGGAATGGGCAGAAGGGGGAAAGGATAAAACCCTTTTCGGCTTTTGGCCTATCTGCCCAAGGCGTTAAATTAAGTGAATACGATGGTGCAGGAATCCTCGCCGACAGAGCCGAAGGCGCCGCCGGTTATGGACAGGCTCACAGTCGGGCTGGATGTCTGTACGCTCGGAACCTCAAGCTCGCAATAAGGCAAATTAACCGTGCATATTTCCCCCGCTCCGTCTGAATTGACGGCCACTATTGCAACCCTGGTGTTATTGACAGCATCTGCGAAGAGGGCCAAATCCTGTTCCCGGAAAAGGATGTCAAGGGAGAGAGAAATTTTCCGCTTATCCTCGACAAATTCTTCCACATAACCGGACGTGGTGATTTCATCTGTTTGCCAGGCGACCGGGGAGGAAATATCAACAGACAAGCTCTTGATGTTCTTCGCTGCTCCGCCAATGGTTATGGCCAGGTTCTTGTTTTCGAGCGGAACACCTACCGGGGTGAGACCCACCGGCAAAAAGCCTTTTATGACGGCATTGTCAGCACAGGTCACGGCCTCTTTCATAAACAAATCGTTTCCGGAAACCGAATCAATTTGATATCCTGCATTGGTGTTGGTGTCGGTCGCAATCTGGATCAGGGCGTCGGCCGTAAAAAGCTTGCCGTTGTCAACAGAGATTTTTGAACTGCCTGCAAGGGTGACTGTTTTTCCATCGGCCAGTGGTTCCACAAGACCGGGAGCCCTCAATATGATATCTCCGTCTCCGTCACCGGCGAAACCGGTTTCCACAAAATAATCCGTCAAATCATCTTCAAAATTGATCACATCCCCGGCCAGGATTGTCCCGGTCCCGGTATCAACGTGAATCGTGGTGGCCCCGACAGCATACCCGGCCAACAGGTCAACCAGATATCCGGCCCCTGTGCCGTCTGCGGTTGCTGCGCTTGCGGCCGATGTCCCGGCCCAGCCCATCCGCATAAACCCGCCAGACATATCAACCTTTGAGGCTCCAGTGTTTACAAAATTAAGCTTACAGCTTTCGGCACATGCCCCGGCTCCAAAAAAGACAGTATGACCTTTTTTGATCCACAAACTGAAGGAGGGTTTTATCTTGGCCTGATCGTATGTAACGGACGTAGCCCCGACAATCGTTTCAACCCCCATGAGTGATTCAAAAAGTACTTTACCCATGGGAGGTGTTCCGGCAGCTCCGGATGGCCTTGTGTAAAACGGAACGCTCCATGATCCTGCCCCTGTTTGGTCCTGGAACCTCTCCAAAATATCAAGGGTGTCGTTGATTTCCTCGGAATCCGAAAAAGAGGGCTGCTGGTTTATCTCTGCATCTCCGGCAGGCACAATCAAATTAGCGGCCACCGTTGGGAGAGCCACAACGCCTTTGACTGTCTCTTTTACAGCAAAGACCACATGCTCTAAGGCCCGTGCAACTGTATTTGTCATGATTTTTTACTCCATTAAAACTGAAAAAGGTATTGTGGTTTGGAAATGGAAGGCCTGCCGGTCATTGTCTTTCCCGATCTTCCGGGTTGACGGCAGCAAGTCACCATTTTCACACCAGATGTTATCTATTTTTTCATGCCAGAACAGCGCCTCAATCTGGCCGCCGTATGCGTATCCCTCAAGGTCCCCCGCATCTGTTCTGGTAAAAATATTGATGATAAAAACTCCGACTCTCTCCGCCGCCCCCATGGTTTCAATGGCAAAAACATCTCCAAAGATCACATGACCTTCGATATAAGGCAGAGCCGGGGCAGGGTTGCTTGTTTTTCTGACAGCCGTTGTCTCGATGACTCCCCAGTTGATATCCAGGAAATTATCAAAGGCTTTTTGAATATCATATGGGGTTCTGTGGATGGTCGTCATGCCGGGACCAACCCTTCAAGGCCTTTCAGGGCACTATTGAAATGATTTTCAAAGTCTGCGAGAGAGACTGCCACCATCCCGTTAGGGGCCAGGGAAGATGACCCGTTTTCCAGGTATTCGATATAATCAAGATTGTTCGTTATCCAGACCACTCCGTCTGAAATTTCTGCTGAGAATCCCGCTGATTTTGAGTTGATAATCCCGACAAGCTCCTGCTCAGAATATTTTTTATCTTCTGCCACTTCATCGGTGTCGGCAGTCGTCAATGACCAGCTCGCCCTTGCTCTTCCAGTTTCAACCGGGGTTCGGGTTGCAATCCGTCGATAAAGATCAATGCAGGCTTTCCGGATGACTTTTTCCACGGACCCGTCAACATAATCAGCCATAGCCATCAAAGACCGGGCGAAACCTTCCGCATTTCTGGAAATATCATCAAGCATAGCGGACCTGAGCCTCGTATAAGAGTGTCACGTTTCCAGGGTCAACGACTTTGATATTGACCACGTTCTGAATGACTCCGCCGATCAGAATTTGATTGTCGGTAGTAACGGCAGGGAGTCCATAGGCCGGGAAAAGCAGTTTGATATCATTCTGTTTGATGTTGTCACCATCGATTTGACTGATATCGTAATTGGCCTTGATCCCGTATGTTGAATAATCAACGGCGTCTGTACCGCCAACATACCCGGCTATCTCCGCCACATATTCCCCGGGTGATCCAGGAACCCGGACGGTCATCGGGAATCCTTCTTCCCGGAAATCTTCATAAAGTCCAACCTGCTCAGCCGTCCAGTCGGTTGCCATTATCCCCGCCTCAATTCTACCGTGCCGTAACTCCGCAGGTATGGTTTTAAAAGGGCTTCCATGGCAAGGAACCGTTTTTTCACGGGTGCCCCTGGCCGGTACTGTTTTTCAATTCCGCCGGGCAGTTTTTTCAGAGACAAATAATTGTCTGCGGTCAAGGCCGGGGATAAAACACCCGGGCTTTTTAGTTCTTCCAGGGCTCCCACGATCTGGGCATTTTTGATATCTGCTGGCAATTCAGTGTCAAAGACATCATCCAGCCAATCCAGACCCCTGAGGTAGTCCCAGGCTCTTTGCAGGGCCTGGGATTTTAGGGTCGATGTACCGGTCCATAGGGCATTCCCTCTGGAGGCGTGGTAGGTGTCAGCCTCCGCAGTAGTGGCCTGGGACCAGTCGTCGATGGTGGAATCAGGATAATGTTCTTCTAACCAGGTCATTTTTCAGGTTGCCCTACCGGCTCCTTGGTATCAGCCTTGGGCTTATCTTTTGCCTTTGGCTCCTTGGTATCAGCCTTGGGCTTGTTCTCTTCTGAGTATCCCAAGTCCCGCATGGTTTTCTCAGCCTCTGAGTCAGCTTCAACGATGGCGTTTTTCCCAGATTTGTTGAATATCTCTAAAAGTTTCATGGCAATCCTTTTTTAAGTCTGGCCTGAGAATGAATCAGGCCAGACTATTAAAAGTTAAAATCATCCAAGCAAAATCATGGTGTGTTCGGGCTTTACAACTTTCACACCCCACGCAAGACCTACTTCGTATTTAATCCGGCGATACTGCTTGTAAACGGCGAGCTGGAAAGTCAGACCGCTCCTCGGGTCGGTTATTTCCAGGACATCATCGGCGGAGTCCATGGGTTTCCCGTTTGCGTCTTTCGGCATTGCCGGGAAGCGAGTAGCAAGTTGGATGGCAGAGCGAGCAAAGCCCATATTGGCGGTCGAACTGCCGCCGATGGTCATTGCAACTCCGTCTGCCAGCGTTTGCCTGAGGCCGGGGGCAGCGATAACGATATCCCCGTCTCCGTCACCTGCAAAACCGGTTGTGACAACGTATTTATTGGTGTCTCCGGCAAAAGTGACGACATCCCCGGCCAAAACAGTCCCGGTACCGGTGTCAATATGAATGGTTGTGGTTCCAACGGCATACCCAGCACCCAAATCAACCAGATATCCAGCACCGGTGCCTTTGGTGTGGGCCTTAACCTGGGCTGAATCATGGATATCAAGGCCCTGAACTGCCCCTACAATGCCGCGCCGCAAAAGGTCATCATTGCCAGCCCGATTTACTTCAAAAAGCCCGGACTGTTTCCCACGGATATTTGCGATTGCGGCCGATCCCAAAACAAGCTGTCTGTCAATTTTGGCGACTCCGTTGTCATCCAGGATTTTGTTTGTCTGGGCAAAGTCGGAGAAATCACCAGCCGTCCCAAAAGGAGCTGTTGCGGCCGTCCCATATGCCCTTGATGCAGCGATATAAAGATCGGCAAGGTCTGTTTCGACAAGATTGACCAGTGCACGCATGGACTGGGCGGCCTGGTTGATCATGATCGGGTTGTAACTCCCGCCCACGCTCAACTGCTCTTCACCGGACCATCTAATCGGAGAAGCCTTGGATTTTGTGATGACCACATCGACATATCCGATTGTCTGATCTCCTGAATCGGCAGGGGATGCACCCGGAGTGATATCTTCAGTGGTGGCCGCCGGTACAACCGGAGACCTCACGGTCTGATTCAAAGCGGCGCTCTCTGCCTTGGAATCCATTGATACGGCCGGGATGAACCCGACCATTTCTCTTGAAACTACGTCAAGGGCTTCATAAAGTACGGGGATTAACCCGGTAAGCGTATTTCCCATTTTTTAACCTTCCTGTGTTGTTGTTTTTTTTTAATCCTGAACGGCCCCGCCATCCTTAATAAACCTGGATCTTGAGGTAGCGTCCAGGCCGTCAAATTGTTGCCTGGAAATTGTGGTTTTCCCGCCAGGTGTTCCGGGCCTGGTTCCGCTCCCAGGGGTTGTACCCTTCAAGAGCCGGTCCTTGTCCGGATGTTCGTTAATCAAAATTTCAATTGCCTCTTCAGGCGTGGCATACTTCCCGGCCCGCTTCGGATCTGCGGAAAAGATTTCCTTGCCATCGCCACGGACTGCGATGACCGACATCTCGCCGTTCTCTTCCTCAGAGACTTTAAAGTTCCGCCTGAAATATTCAAAGGCAAACGACGGGACCAGGGTTGACTTTTCTGGAATGAATGAAGACCGGTCAAAGACGCCCTTGATCTCTCTGGATTCGATGGCCTCTTTCTTGGCGGCAATGATGTCATCCCGCTTTTTGAGTTCGGCTTCGAACGTCTTCTGGGATTCGGCCAGCTTCGTTTCAAGATCCTTCTTGATTTCGGCCACCTTACCGGCATCTATCAACTGCTTATCATCCAGGTTCTTGACGGTTACCATGGCCTTCTTTGCATCTGCAATAAACTTTTCAGGCTCTTCTATTCCAGATAAGACCTCAAGTTTAGATTCGAGTTCCCTGACTTTGTTTTTCCTGGCCACGGACTCGCCGGTAACTTCAGTGAGCCTATCCAATATGGCTCCGGCGTCATGGGGGGATTCTTTCCCGTCTTTACCGATCCATACCGGGTTTCCGTCTTTCACTTCAACCTGCTGTCCATTCATTTTCCAAGGCATGTCTTACCTTCCTTCCCGCGATCCCGCGGCGATCCTTCCGGCATACTTGCCGAATCTGTTAAACGTAATTTTGTGATGAGAATCTTGCACATGCCATGAGTATGAAGGTGTTTGGATGATTGCCGCAAGGAAAGCAGGGCTTGCTTTTTGGAAAACAAGCTTGAAAGTTTTTTAGGAATAAAAAAGGCCCAGGGTTTTAAGCCTGAGCCTTAATGGTTGGGATATTGTGGGACGGGGGATTGTGGGCTATTTTATTCTTTTCTCGAAAACAATATCGTTTTTTTGGTCGGGGTGCTTTGTATTATGGGGATTATCTCCATTCCAAATATCCAGAGGTATCCCATTCGGGAAGGCATCGCATTTTCTTTCATCCCCACGGCGATCTCTCAAATGGATGCAATCCAAACACGTTCTACTATATACAGGGATTTCAGACTCTGGGCCGTCCAACATAAGCTTTACTTTTTCCACTCTTTCCTCCTATAGTCTATCCACGGTAAATATTTATTAACTCTCAGCCAAACAGTATGGGCATGATTCTTTTCTGCATATTCGATATCTATTTCGCCCTTATCCATTTTTGTTAAGAAGTCGCCCTTAACGGTTGAGTTTGATAATTGATATTCCTTTTCAAGCATTTTTAAGGCATCATCCTTGGCCTGGGATGCCCCTTTTAGAGAAAAGGCATATTTATATTCAGCCCCTACGGCCCTGATCTCTTTTAACCCCGTTTTAAGAAGAAGCTTGATGTCTTGAAGAGAGAAAGACGTCCCATAGGGGTGATTATGCGTCAAAATATTCCCTTTCATCATATTCGCCTCTTCTTGCGTGAATCCAACGCTGTTTTTATTCCCAGATTTATTAAACAATTCCTTTCCTTCTGGGTCAAAAAGATATGCTTTTTCCGTCTTTCTTAAGTATATACCGGTCTCGGCATCAAGTAAACTTTTCTTTAATCCTTTAACCGTACTGTCAGGATACCTATACGCCTTTATGGACTCATCCAATTTGGGCAGATCCTTCAACAAAACCACATTCCCGTCTTTGTCAACCAGATCCTTGAATTCAATCTTCCCGGCATCGATCAGGGCTTTTCTGCCGGGACCAACCACATTTTTCATAAAAAGAGGCCCTTTGGACTCGATGAACGCCTGTGCATTGCCGTCGAACATCCCGAAATCAAGCACTCGTTTCTTTCCGCCGTCATCGACCGGGATTCCGTTGACGACTTTGAAGGGCCGGGCAGCTTCTTCGAGCTCTGGTATGTTGAGGCCGAGGGCCTTGAATGACTTGGTAATGGGAACGAGGAAACACCGGCAGCGCTGATGAGCAAGCGGCCGCGGATGATCTGTTCCTATCGGCCATTCTCTGCCGTCCATCGCCGCACACTGAAAACACGTACCGGCACCGGTCTTTGTGGAAACCTCAAGAGTCGAAATCCATCTCTCTTTCTCGATGACGTCAGAGTTCGCTTTATAAACCATCTCAGCGGCCCGGTTGTTCATACTCGCCACATATGTCCGGGTAAGGGTGATGGCCTCATGGTCCAGCATCCCGAACGAGCCGCGCAGGCGGTCAACCAAGGCCTTTGTGCTGTCACCCTTAAACATCCCGGCCATGATCTCGGTCTGGATCTCATCGACTATCTGCCGTTCAAAATTATCGGCCACCCAATCCTTTAGTAGCTTTCCGCCGACCGGCACATCAACAACCATGGCTTTGAGTTGGGCGGCACTGAGGCTCACTGTATTGAATCCAACTGTTTCTGCCAGTCGACCATCCAAAGACATGATCTGACCGTATTCTCTCAAGCTGGCCTGCCCGGCAATCTCGGAGGCTTCGGAAATATCACCGGTCAATTTTTCCTGGATTCCGAATGTCAGGTTATTGAGCTCTTTTAAGACCTTGTCCTCTCTGCCTTCTGGTAAAATTATATCCCGGTTCTGGACATAATCGAACAATTCAGACCTTGCTTTGTCCAGGGATTTTGTGATAGACTTAAGGGCTTCTACGGTGTAATTTTCAAGCTGGTATTGCCACTGGACTTGACGGGCAAGAATGATCTTTTTAAGGAGGGTGTCGCCTAATGTCATGTATATATTCCCCTGAGCCCGGGGCATTGGTTGCCGCATACCTGCGGAGGATGGAAAGAAACGCCCCGGTTTGGGATGAGAAAATGCTGGATCATATCAAGCGGCCGGCTGATCAATCTTCAACATCCTCGAAGAATTCAGAAAGTCCAGGATCATCGATGCAGTATTCGAACAATCCGGAAGAGTCGGGGGAAAGTCCGACCGTACATGAAAAATGATCATTGCCGTGGCGTACTGTTTTCCTCGGTGCCTGTGACATGATAGTCCCGGCCGGGATGATGATGTCTTTTTTTAGGCGCTTTTTCATGGCTTTGGCCACTTCACATCAACCCGCAACCCCTCTGAATCCCATTGGTCTAAAAAGATATTCCCTTTTTTAATCTCAGTCCGAATATCTTCAAGAACCTCAACGATCCGATTCAATTTCCAGTACCAGCAAACGATTTCCCGGCAAACCAGAAATATGGTTATAATTACCGCCAGACAAATTAATAAATTAATCAAATCAATCATTTTTATTGCCCCCCTTTTTCCTTTTTAACCTCAGCCAAAAACCGTTTAACCAGGAACCTGATAAACGAGCTGAGCGTATGCCCGGCTTTCTCAGCCTCTTTTTCAAGCTCCTGGATGTCTTCATCATCGAGCCGGGTTTGAATTGTCTTTTTCATGCAATACAGCGTAGTCTAATGTATTACGGATGTCAAGGAGAATGCTCCTATTTTTCATCGTCTACCTGTAAATAATCAGGGTCGGGAGTATTCTCGAATCTGACAAATTTGATTGTTTCTTTGCCTTCAAATAATGCCTTTGCGATTCGGTGCCTACCATCCATGACATATCCATCTTCATCAAGGATAATGGGATAATCAAGATCTGCGTTCATGATTGATTTCATGTGAGAAACAAACTTTCTGATACTGTCAGAATCAAAACCGATATTGTAAATATTTAAATGCTCAAGAGGCATTTCTTGGACAGGAAGATCTTTGGCCTTCAAAATAAGATTTGCTATGATGTGCTTACCTTTGCCGTCACCATAGGTTTGAGCGGAAAGCCCTGCCCACGGTTCAATTTTGATAGCCATTTTATTTACCCGTCCCAGTCAAAAAGCTGCTACCAAGATTCCCCATGGTTCCAGCCGACCTCAATTCGTCATCGATCTTTTCGATCTCTGACTCAATATCAAAATCATCTGGAAAAGGGATCTCGGCTTTCTGCAGGATCTTCAACAAAGTCTCTTTCGAGATGTTCTTATCCCGGCGCAACTCGACAAAAGCCCGGAGAAGATCACCCGTGATGGTTTCAATGTCAAAATCATTGTGGTATTCTACAGCGATGGTTTCCGACTTCCCACCGATCCATTTATTCATTAGCTCCCAGCATTTATTTTCTGCGTCCTGGCAGTTCTGGGAGAAAACGGATAGCTGGCTGTTAAGCTGCTGATTGTCAATCTTTTTTGCCTCGGCACTTTCACCCACCTTGGAGTCTGGCCGGATCATCCTCAGCGCAATTTCTTTGATGGCTTGTTCATCGGCCCGGATCTGCT